AATGTATGTCAGGTTCTGGTATCATAGATAGAACAGACAAGAATTCATTTAAATCATATAGTCCAACTTCTTGCGGAAAGTCTTCGATTATATCTGCTTGTGCCATAATCGTTTTTGACTCTGCAATAGTTTTTAGTTTTTGTCCTGGTTTAAATACCAGGTTAGAATTTATTGTTGCAAAGTTTTTTAATATTGCAATAGTATCTTCACTTAGTTTCATTTTTTTCTCCGTAATGGGGTATATTATACCATAGTTTTAAGTAAATGTAAATCCCCTATTTTTTATCGTGTTCGTGCAGGGCGATAATAGCATAGTGAAGAACCTTCATAAGATCTTTTCTATAATCTTCTTCTGTTCCTTTCTTACCATACCTTTGAGCGTATTTAAGAATATTACCAATTGCAAAACCTATACCGTGACCGCAGTCAGATATAAATTCTGTTGATTGGAATTTGTTTTTAGAATAGTGTCCATCGTATGTTTTGTCTATATACGATTGAAGCTCTTTGATAAGAGCTCCTTCGCTAAATTTGTAATCTATTTTATCCATTAATTCTCCTCATATTTTTACTTAATGTTTCTACATTAGATGAAAATATTTCTAAGTCCATATTGCTTTTAGCTTTATTAACCCACTTAGCAATAAACCAGACATTTCCTTTCGTATAGCCTTTACCCGGTTTTATTTGGTCTAGTGAAGGAGCATTTGGACTATAAGACTCCATAGAAAATTCTACGCCAGACAAAGGACATCTTCCACCACTTTGCTTATATAGAGTTTCTATATCTGCACGAGTAATGTTATGCGGTAATTTTTTTTGCTTAGCTCGGTACTTTGAATCACCTAACCTTATTGTTAGAATTTCATTTATTTTTCTTGTCTTAGACATCATCTTCCTCCATTATAGTAACTTCGTCGTGTTCTCCAGATACGTCAGGAGTATCTTCTGTGATAACTCCTGAATCAACTTTCGTGTAAAGATCTAGGAAAGCTTCTTTTGTATCTTCATCGAATCTAGAAATACAAAGATCGATAGCTTTCATTCTATCTGAGAAGATAGAAAAGGTTTGTACAACGTGGCAAAGCCTACGTGTAGAAATAACTTCATCAACACCATCGTCGTAAAACGTTTTACGGATAATATCTGCCCATGTAACCAATCTATCTACAAATTCGTTATCTTTGCAACCAAACTTATCCATGTGCTTATTAACAATTTTCTTTTCTATTGATAAAGAAGGAAATTGTTGGTCGATAGAGATAGTAAATCTTTCTAAGAAAGCTTCATCGATTATAGAAGCTGCTGTAAATCTTCCATCTTCGGAACCTTTACCTTTTGTGTTAGCAGTTGCGATAACATTAAAACCTTTTGCAGGTTCGATTGTTTCACCAGTTTTCTTAACAAGAACTGGTTTACCTTCGAGAATACCTTGAAGACACATAATCTTGTTTGTAGCTCTATCGATTTCATCGAGTAGAAGTACTGCGCCATTTTCCATGGCTTTTAGTACTGGACCTTTACAGAAAACGGTTTCGCCGTTTATAAGTCTAAATCCACCAAGCAAATCATCTTCGTCGGTTTCAGGGTTAATTTGAACCCTAATAAATTCTCTGCCTGCTTTTGCACAAGCTTGTTCAACCATAAAGGTTTTACCATTTCCAGATAGACCGGAAATGTATGTAGGATAAAACATTTCTGATTTTACGATTTTTAATATATCCGAATAAGGACCCCATGCGACGAATGTTGGATCTGCTTTTGCAAATGTTCTTTCGTCATTACCAACAGAAGTAACTGTGGAAGCTAGTTGAACTGCTGATGCAGGAACTGGATCCGAAGCAGTTGGAACTGGTTCAGGTAATAATCCATCTAATGAGTAAGTACCAATCTTAACTCTATTTTCTGGGGTTAATAAAGGATAAAAATCCTTTTGCGTATAGCCAAAAGACTTAGCAATATCTTCGATGATTGCTCTACGGAAGTCTGTTTGACCTGGAAATTTTCTAGATATTTCTTCCAGAATAATTTGGGTTGATTTTTTCATTTCTTTCATAATATATTTAACTCCTTATTTTTTAATATATAGTGGGTATTATACCACGTTTCAATGGGATTGTAAATCCCTCTTTCGTGAACTTTTCGTGAATTATGCGACCTCCTTACCAAATGAAGTCATTAGAACTTTATTTAGTTTTTTACCTTTGGAATGCTTTTTAAAAGCGGTCCTTAGTTGGCTATCGGATTCAGTTCCGAAAGTTTCGAAATCTTCGTTTTCTGCTTTTAGTGTTTTACCACCTTTTAGCAAATAGTATTGGTCGTAACCAAATACGTTTTGTTTAGAAACACATTTGTTTTTTCTGTATTCTGCTGCACATTCTTTTTTGAATTCATCTAGGTATATGTTGTCATCTTCAGAACTAACTTCTTCTTTTAAACGCCATATTCTATCTCTCCAATGCTGATTATTATCTGCCATAAAGAAACCAATTGTTTTAGTATTATATCTTTTTTTAATATTTTCAAGTAAAGCTTTAGTCGAATTATATCTGCTTTTTGTTTCACAAATTTTACCATCGATTAATATTTTGTATCCACCGTTGTAATAGTTTGTTGTATCTAATTTTTTATCTTCCATGTTTCTAGATTGAATAACAGATAATCCATTACTATCACCATCTGTGAAAGCAACAAAATTCATTTTCTGAACTTGGTGCTTAGCTTTAAAAGCTTTTATTAAATAATGAGAAACAATTAATGCTTGGTTAAGAGGTGTTGAACCATATTCTTCGTATGGACAAAGTGACTCATAGTGCCAGTATTGATTAGAATTTTTTCTACCATACATGTGACGAAGTGAATCCTCGAAGTCTTTTTTCTTAAGAGAAGAAGAACAAACTAATGGCATAGATAATCCATCTATGTGCATATCACCGTCGTTATGGTGACGTAAAGGATTTGTGCTTTCATCGTGATATCTTTTAAATCTTGGATTAGTGCTAGTAAAACCATAAACGTCAAAAGGTATATTAACTGCTTTACAGAATAAAACTAAGTGAAGAACCTGATCCATAACATAAGGCATTGATTGATGCATAGAACCAGAATAGTCGATAAGAAATATCATACCATGGTTTTTAGCATCTGCTAATCTTGTTACTTGAGAAAATATATCTTCTGAAGTTTTATAAGACCAGAGTTTGTTAACATCTAATCTACCTGTTTTAGCAGTTGTTGCTCTTGTGTATTGGAAAGCAGCTTTTCTTTGTTCGAATTCTTTAACAGCAAAGTTAACTGCTTTTTTAGATTCTTTTAAGTAAGCTTTAAATCCAGCGTATTTGTCAGCATCTGCATTTCGACCGTATTCTTTTCTTTCTTCTTGTAGGGTTTTATAATCTATAACAGCAGCTTCTAAATGATCTTTTCTTAATTTGTTAATAAAAGTTTTTTGGTTACCATCTTCGTCTTTATCTAAAAGTTTTTCTTCTGATCTACGGTGACATTCGTCTGTCAACGAAACATCTTCTTGATATTCAGGTTGATTAGATAGTTCAGTATTTTCTGTGTCACCTTCTTTATCAAATAAATTTTCTTCATCATCTTCTAAACCAGCTTCTCCTTCTTCCTCGTCTAAATCGCCTTCCATATCTTCTCTAAAAGCTTGGTCTTCTGCTTTTTCATCTTCAGATTTAGATTCTTCGCCAGGTGCTGATTCCATATCGTCGTGACCTTGAGGTAAATCTTCTTGGTCTTCGTTAACTTGCGGTGTATCTTTTGGTGGTTCACCTTGTGGTTGTAATAATTCTGGTTGATTTTCTTTTGTAAAAGCTAATATATCTTTTGCTAATTGTACAACTTCATCGAATGTTTCTGTTGTTAAAGATCTTTTAAGGAATACTTCTTCTTCTGGTGTAAAAGGAACTTCTGCTAAATGACCTAATTTAGTTTTAATATTTATTTTATCGATAAGCTTAATATCTTTCCAATCCATAGAATCTACATCGCCAAAGAAACCTTCTGCTTTTAGAACCTTATATCCACGAGCCATAGGACCAACTAATCCTGGATATATGTTTTGGATAAATCTTTCTATACGAGCATCTTCACATACGTTAAGATAAGATCTTGGAGCACCTTCTAATTTTTCTGGGCTATCGTGCCAACCTTCGAATGGTGTATGTAATGCGTGGGAAACTTCGTGACCAACTAATAAGTCGTAAACATCTTTACCCATATCTTTCCATAAAGGTAAACCAAGGACACGATCTTTTACATCGAACCAAGCAGTATGATAATTACCATGTTGAATAGTAATGTTTTCCTTAGCTAGTAGCTTTGGTAATATTGAACTGTGATGCATTAAAACTCCTTACTTTTTTAATTTATAGTGTATATTGTACCGTATTTTTAGTCCTTTGAGAACCCCCTAAATTGAAAGTTCACGTAAAGTTCACGTAACTATTTATCTGATTTTAGAGAAGTTTTTAGATTTAAAAAACTCTATTTTAGACCTAAATTTGTTTTCTAGTACATCACCTTTATGTGAAATAATAAAGGTATTCGAATCTGAATCTAGTGTATCTAATATCTTAGTTAAACTATCTACACCGTCGTGGTCCAGAGAACTATCAAATGTCTCGTCGAGTATTAAGAGATTTGTTGCTGCACTGTTTTTTAACTTAGCTATTTGTCGCCATGTAAAGAGGAGACTTAAATCTATTCTTTGTTTTTCTCCTTCTGAAAACGATGCATAATTGAAACTATCTCTATGGCGAGATCTTATTGTTTCATTAAAGTTTTCATCTAAATGGAAAGCAACAAAGAAATCTAATATTTGTAAATACTGATTAATTAATCTATTCATAACAGGTAAGTATTGTTTTATTACTTTAGTTTTAATACCTGTATCTTTTAACATTTCCCCGATGACTTCATTATATGTTCTTTCTTCTACATACTCTAGTTTCTTTTCGGTTATCTCTTCTTTGGATGTACGGAATTCTTTTAGTTCTTTTTTAGCTGTTCCAGTATCTCCAGTTTGGCTATTTAATAGATTAATTTCTTTTTGTATTTTATCTATCTCTTTTTGTATTACAGAAATCTTTTCATTATTCGAATTAATCTTTTGTTGTTTTTGTTGCAACGTATTTAGTTTATTAGATATATCTTGTAATTCTTTTTTTAGGGTTTTTAATTCTTTTTCTAAACTAGCTTTTTCTTGCTGTACACCTTTTGCAGTATTCTGAATTATTTGTATTTTCTTTTCTTTTAATTCCGGTCCTACATCTTGGTCACACGTTGGACAATGATCGTTCTCTTCGTAAAACCTTGCTTGTTCTACTAAGTCTTTTATTTTTTGATTGTAGTTTAGATCTAAAGAATTTAGTTGTGATGTTTGTTTTAAATTTTCATTTTGTTTCTTTTGCTGATCTTTTAATAATGTTTCTAAGTTCTTACCTAATTCTCTAGACTCTTCAAAAGCTTCTTTAATTGTTCCTTTATGTACTTTAATCGAATCTCTTTTTTTGTCTATCTC